CCCTTGGGGGGCACTCAGCGCAGTGCAGCAGAGAGATTCTATAGAGGACGTGGTGTCCTCTTGTTGGATCTCATTTTTCCCGGATTACCGGGAGGGACCATATGTTTTCCTCAGCAGGAGGTGAAATGCGACGAAGACGTCGCGATATGCCCTACCAATTAGGTTTTGGGCATGGCAAGACTCATCAGTTCAAACGAGCTCCGGGTTGCGCTGATATAGCGAATCCGGATATCGATCAGACTGTGAATCTTGGTTCACTACCTGGGAGTCAGGTAACTGACTCCGAAAGCCATCAGTGGCCACCCCCTAGGGGGAATACCGCTGATGTCGGGGGAGAATTCTGGACTCAAAGAAAGTATGTGAGGGATGTTCCCTTGCAAATTTCTGCGAGTGCAGAAGGTAGCATCGTCGATGGCTGTATAGCCAGGAACGATTATTACCACGGGCCTATTTGGCCGTTAACTCCTACAGATATGGCTTTTCCGTCTATTACGACGGCGTCTGACTCCGTGCTTAATCAGCTCGGGGCCAAGGCGGTTGCCAACTGTAAACCCACCAATGCCATACTAGATCTATCCACCTTCCTAGCGGAGATTCTCCGTGAGGGGATTCCCCGCGTTCCTTTCAAGGAATGGAAGGAAAGTACCGAAGCTGCCCGAAAGAAGTGGCCTGATGTAGACCACCTCAAGAAAGGCAGTGACGAGTACTTGAACTATCAGTTCGGATGGATCCCGACAGCGAACGATATTAATTCGGTCGCTGGTACCCTTGCAAATGCTGACAGTATCATTCGTCAGTATCGCAGGGATGCCGGTCGGGTAGTTAGGCGTACATGGCGCTTTCCTGAAGAAAGGAGTAGCAATTTCCTTTCATACCAGAACTTCTCAAGCGGATATTACCGCCCACAGAATGCCTGGTTGAATAGGGCAGGCCGTTCGTTCACTATTAACCAAGTGGACGAAGTTACCACGAAAACGTGGTTCTCTGGTGCATTCACCTATCATCTTCCTGAGGACTTTCCAGCCTTAGATAAGATGACATCAATGGTGGATGAGTTTCGTGCCCTTACGGACACGGACATTACACCCGAGACGGTCTGGAATGCTATTCCTTGGAGTTGGGCCGTTGATTGGTTCAGTAGTGCTGGGGATGTATTGGATAACATCTCCAGCTGGTCCAAGGACGGTCTAGTTATGCGGTGGGGGTACTTGATGCGACACACTGTCGCAGAACGTACTTACACCCTGATGGAGCCGCAGGCCTTAAAAGGCATGACTAGCTCCACCGCCTTGCCAAGCATTACCCTCATTACTGAGGAGAAGCTTAGGCGAAGGGCAAACCCATATGGTTTTGGCATTTCATGGAGTTCTTTATCGAACACCCAGAAAGCCATCCTTGCCGCTCTCGGCTTAAGCCGAATTCGGTAGGGTCTGCTGTATCCGCACTAAAACGCCAATGGGGTCCGAGAACCGGGCCCTAGGAGTGATGCTCGTGTCATTTACCGATCCGCAGACAGTCACGATCTCGGCGGTGACTACGCCTCTCCCGCGAACTTCGCAGCTCGCGGACGAGTCGGAGTACACCTCCGCAGACGGACTGATCAAGATGTCCGTGTCGCACGCCCTAGGAAAGGG